CGCGGTCGCTGAGCATGATGATCCGCTTGGTCGCATTCCCGATACGGCACTATGGCCCGAGTGGGAGAATGATGCGGCACTGCTTCGCAAGCGAAATACCATGGGGCAACGTGCCTGGTCGGCATTATTCCAACAATCGCCCCGTCTGATCGAGGGCAGTCTGTTCCAGACCGATTGCATCGACATCTTGGACGAGGCCCCGATCCGGAGCAACGCACAAGCCGTGCGAGCATGGGATCTTGCAGCGACAAACGCCACCGGTGGCAACGACCCCGACTGGACCGTCGGGGTAAAGCTTGCCCGTGACGAGACCGGTCGCTTCATCGTGCTGAACGTCAAACGGTTGCGTGGGAGCCCACGTGCCATCGAAGACGCTGTCGCCGAAACCGCCCGCATAGACGGCAAACAGGTCCGCATCGGTTTGCCAGAGGACCCCGGTCAGGCCGGCAAGGGCCAGGTTATGTGGCTTGCTGCAAGGCTGGCCGGTTATCGCGTGAAGTCTTCGCGCGAATCCGGTGCCAAATCGACACGGGCCGCACCAGTGGCATCGCAAGTCGAAGCGCGAAATGTTGCCATCATACGGGCAAACTGGAATTACGCCTTTCTCGACGAACTACGCGACTTCCCCTTCGGTCGAAAGGACGACCAGGTGGATGCATTATCGCATGCATTTCGAATGCTGACGGACACCCCGAATACACCGGCACGCCAATTGTCCGTGGATTACCTGACGCGATAGGCGACGCGGAACCCGATGGCGGAGCCCAATGTTCGAGACAATCTGCAGCCAGATCCCCCATGATCCGCATTATCCCGCCCGCGCTCGGACGTTGGATATATTAAAGCGAGTACTGGACGGCAAATTATATGACGTTCTGCCTTACCAGTTCCATGAAGAACGCGGTGCGGGTGGCGAGTACATCCCTTTGCGCAGTCGCCGACCAAGCGTACGCTATTCGCTGTGTCGGATCGTTGTCGAAGATAGCGTCTCGTTGCTTTTCAGCGAAGGACACTTTCCGGTCATCGACTGCGCTGATCGCGTAGTACGGACTGTACTGGCCGATATAGTAAAAGAGTCTCGGCTCAATTTGACAATGACCGAGGCCGCAATGCGCGGCGCGATCGGCTCCGTTGCCATCGTTATTCGTGTCCTTCGTGGTCGAATGTTCTTCGATGTCTTGGATACAACGTATCTCACGCCGGTATGGGACGTCGAAGAGCCGGATACGCTCATCTGCGTGACCGAGCGATACAAGGCACCCGGGCGCGTTCTAGCCTCGAACGGCTACGATATCGCCGACGTTGCGAACGAATATTGTTTCACGCGCTCCTGGGATGCCAATAGCGAGACCTGGTTCGTACCACAGCCGACGGCAGACTCGTCAGACGGGAAAATCGATACGGCGCGAAGCGTGCGGCACGGCCTAGGTTTCGTTCCAATCGTATGGATCCACAATTTGCCCGGCCCATCCTCAACAGGAGACACTGCCGACGGGGCCTGTACCTTCCGGGCAGCAATCGAGACTCAAATCGAGATCGACTACCAGTTGAGCCAGGCTGGACGTGGTTTGAAATACAGCAGCGATCCGACCTTGCTGATCAAGGAACCTGCAACAACCGACGGTGAAATAATCAAAGGCGCTGGCAACGCTCTTGTTGTTACCGAAAAGGGTGACGCCAGACTCCTGGAAATCGGCGGGACGGCCTCGGCAGCCGTCATCGAGTATGTGAGGACACTTCGCGAACTCGCGCTGGAGAGTGTGCACGGCAACCGCGCGAATGCGGACAGGTTGACCGCAGCTCAATCAGGACGCGCCCTGGAGCTGATGAATCAGGGTCTTATTTGGCTTGCTGATAATCTACGTATCAGTTACGGCGAAGGTGCGTTGCTGGCGCTTGCCAGAATGATTTTGCGGGCCTCGCATGTGTATCGGCTGCGTGTCATGGGACAGGAAGTTCCCGCGCTGAATCCGACTGCGCGCCTCTCACTCAACTGGCCGCGCTGGTATCCTAGCACCGCCGATGACCGGCAGAAAGATGCGCAGACCTTGAGTACATTGGCGAACGCCGGTCACATCAGTCGTGAAAGTGCAGTGAAGGCCACCGCTGAGACATACGATATCGAAGATGTGCCAGCTGAACTTGTGCGCATCGCCACCGATAAACAGCACTCCGGAAATCAGTAATGCCAGATGATGAAGTGACTTCTGAACCAGATGTAAATCTGGTCGGGGAACTGCGAGCGCGTGCCGACAGCCTCGAACGTCGCTTGGCGGAGGCCGAGCAGGACGCAAAATCACGTCTGATTCTGGCGGAACTGAAAGTTGAGGCGGTACGGGCAGGCATAGTCGACCTGGACGGTCTCAAACTACTTGACCTCAAAGAGGTGTCTCTCACCGCCGACGGTGATTTGTACAATGCCACTCAGCTTATTGCCCAATTCAGGCGAGCCAAGCCCTGGCTGTTTGGCGGCTCGTCGTCCTCCAGCCCAAGCAGCCCGCCACCGGTGCAGCCACCGCGACAAAAGCTCGCTACCGAAATGACCGATGTGGAATATCGAGCTGCCAGGGCTGCGTTACTGAAGAATCGCCCATAGGAGGCGGGCCATATTTCCAAAGATCGTTCGACGGTCAGACATCAACAGGTCAAGGGGATTCCCACATGGGTGTTCAGAATTTTCCTACCGCACTACAGCCGATCATTCAGCAAGGATTCCTCGAACGCGAGTTCGAACAAGCATTGAAGTCACGACTTGGCTATCGCGCGTGCGCCGACCGAGTGCAGATTTCTGTTGGGATCGGCGAAACGCTGACAAAAACGCGCGCTGGGCTGAAGCCCAGCATCACCACGCCCCTGCAGCCCAGCACGAATACCAATTTCGATAACGGACTCACCCCGGCCGGGTGGGGCGTGGAACAGTACACGATAACCATCAATCATTATGCGGCTACCACCGACCTTAATATGGTCACCAGTCGTGTGGGTATCGCGTCACAATTTCTGCAGAATGCCTATGTAAATGGTGAGCAGGCGGCGCGCAGCCTTGACGAACTGGCGCGAAATGCACTTTTCAGCAGCTATTTTGGTGGTAATACCCGTGTGCGCACTACCCTTGGCAGCCCCGGTACATCAGTTGCAGTTGACGATGTCCGAGGCTTTCAGAATGCGTTCGTCAATGGCGTTCAGCAATCCGTCGGAGTTTCCAACCCCCTCACCGTAACGGTAGGGGCAAGTGCCTATACCTTGGTTGGCGCAACGGCGGATATTACCAATGTTTCCACTGCTCCAAATGGGTCTTCCGGAGTTCTGACCTTTTCGGGCAATGTATCGGTGTCCGACGGGACCGCTGGCAATGCAGTCATAGCTGCCAATGCTTCAGTGATCGTGCGCCCATCCCAGCGAAGCAATACGGCGGCACTCACCGCAACCGACATGCTCACAATGGCCAGCCTCCTGGATGCGGTCGCAAAGCTACGCCTGAATGCCGTACCGGAGATTGATGGCGTATACAACTGCTATCTCGACCCTGTATCAGCGCGGCAGCTCTTCGCCGATCCGGACTTCAAGCAGCTGTTCCAAGGTGCAACATCTGCAAATCAGGTTTTCCGGCAGGGCATGACCAACGATTTCCTGGGCCTTCGCTTCATTCCAACAACCGAGGCCTTCGTCCAGGCGCATCCAGCACTTGCTGGACTAATGGTACGACGCCCTATCGTCTGTGGCCAAGGCGCCCTGATCGAAGGTGATTTTGCAGGCATGGCTGCTGAAGACGTCATCCCGAAAGATTCTATCGTTGCTGTTGTTGATGACGTAGCCATGGTGACGCGCGAGCCAATCGACCGGTTGCAGCAGATCATCGCTCAGTCATGGTACTGGATTGGCGGTTTCTGCGCGCCATCGGATACCACGACCAATCCGACGACCATCCCAACGGCCACCAATGCCGCTTTTAAACGTGCAGTGATGGTTGAGCGTATCGGTTGATCGATAGAAACGGAATAGACCAATGGCAGTGGGTTCCATCACACCTTTTCGGGCTACCGGAACAGTCTCACTCAGCGCGACAACATCGACCGCCGCTGTACCGTTGGTGGGAGGAGGCGATTCAATAGTCGTCACAAATACGACCTCCTCACTCGCCTACGTACGATTCGGAGCCGACCCGTCTATATCTGCTTCTCCAGCAGACATGCCTGTCATGGCGAACGCCAAGGTTATGCTTTCGGTCAACGGCCT